GTATCACCTGCTACCATATTTACAGGTCCGTCTGCGCTTAATTTTTGGACATTAATAGCTGTGTCTGTTTCACTAGCTGCATTAACTAATGAAGCAACTCCGCCATTCCCAATTAACAAATGTCTTGCCATTTTGTTTTAATTTTAATTATTATTATTATTCATGTTTATTTAACTCAATTGCTTGAGTCTTAAATCTAGGATCTCCGATCCCTTCTAAGATTCCGCTGACTGTCATCGCAACGATCTCTTGATGAGTATGTTCCGGTAAGTCGCAGCTTGTTAGAGCTTCTAAAGAAACTTTTTTAGGTGCTCTTAAATATGTTAATTTTACACTGTGCGGCAATATATCTGCCCAATCAAAGCGAACAGGGGTATGCTTTGTACCTTCAACTAGTGTATATACATTTATGTAATTGCCATCAAATACTCCAAAAATAACACCATTATCAGGTCTATTAAATGGATCTTTTAATAATGCCAAAATATCATCGTGTTGTATATATTTAATAGGTTGAGATACTCCTGCAAAATCTTTTCCTTGATTATTAATTTGGTCCCAATACTGAGTGTCTGTATATATTTTTTGAGACCCATCTGCGTATGTCACCCTGTCTGCATCATTATTTGCAATAATACTAGCATGCATTCTTTTTTTAGTCCCTTCTATTACAAAATCATCAATATTAATGTATCTTGGATTTATTGTATTCTCTGATCCCTCTGATTCACTAAGAGTATTACTTAAACCAGGATTTTCAGCCGCATACTGTTCAAGCTCCACTAAATTATCTACAGGCACCCCACCAATATCATCCATAACTCCTGGAACTACAAGTTGAGGTCCAGTACCTAGTGCTACTGATTCTGATACGGACCATGATTGATCGTAATCAGAGCTTGGCGACTCACAGCTGAAAGAATCGTTTAAAAAATCGTTAGCAAGAGCTAAATTTTCTTGTGCCCATATGTACACTTGTCTTCGCTCAGTATATCCAACATAAATAGCAGATGTAATAGGAACACTTGCAACAGTAGTATAATTCTGAGAAGGGGGCTGATTACTTGTATCATTAAATACAATTTCATTACTATCTACATTAATAGAAGCGCCTACATTTCCTAACTCTTGAGAAATGGCTTCTGCCTGTTCTTCCAATAACATATAGTTATACACAACAGGATCTAAAATAAAAAAGAAGGTTTCTGGTTCATTTTGATCCTGATAATTTTCATAATAAACTTCTGTTCCTGGCTTTGAGCTGTTTAAAATTGCATTTATAATTTCAGTTGCATTACTACAATCAGGATCTTCTAAATAGTCATTTAACCCTAAATAAAAAGTTTTGTAAGTGTAGTATTGGGCTATAAATGTAGGTTTAGTTCCTACAAGGCTTGTATTATAAGCGCTGTAGTCTTGATAAACTCCACCTGCTGTATAATCACCACATCCATCACACACACCATTTTCTCCAATTACTTCTTTTCGACAAGAAGCAGATGCATTAAAAATAGGTTCTATATTTTGGTTACTTGTATTGCTAAAAGAACTAGCAAACATATTAAGAAGAGTAAAATCATCGCTAGCATCCCATAAAGGCTGAGTAAATGCATTTTTTCCTCCTATATTGCCAATACTAGCAATATTTTCTAGATCTATTTCATCATAGCCTTCTGCTGGAGCAGCACCTCCAACTAAATTAATATTCTTCGCCCAACCTTTATCTCTACCTTCTTTACCTCCAGATATTTTTAAATCATCTAGTTTAACTTTTACTATATAATTACGACCTGAGTCTTCTGTTAGTCTCCAATTAACATTTTTTCTGCAATTAAGAGATTTAAAGGAATTGCAATAACTAGATATATGATATAAATAATCTGTAGGAAGTGAATATTTATCAATGTATAGATATGAATTAAGTGATGGATCTACTCCAAATTTTAATATTCTTCTTTCTTTAAAGTATACAAAATCCTCATTAGATGTAACTAAGTTTCTTAAATCATCAATACGCTTTTGCGATTCTTCAAAGCCTTGGCGATAAATATTATTTTTGCCATACTTTAGATTCACAAAGCGCATGATAGATTTATTTAACTCTAGATCTATTTCTTGAGGTAATAAACTGTCAGCTTGGAATGAATTTATCTTATCCACTCCTTGCTGAACAGCTGTATGCATACTCTGAATATCCATTAATATATTATTCTATTATATTGCCAACTCTTTAAGTTTTGCTCTAAGAATTGTCAAAGTTCCTGAATTCTTTTTATCTTTAAGGAACACCACAGCGTCATCTAATGTATCACCAAGTACCTCATCAATAAAGATAATTTGGTTTCCAATTTTACGAAGAACACTTGCTGTTACCATTTCTTCAATTTCTGCTTTTATTTCTAAGTTCTTATCTTTTGCAATTTTTAAGAACTTTTTAGTTTTAGAATTTTTGATCTCATATAGAGCATTCTCTACTTGTTCATCAGTCATTCTATCTGGATTTGTACTAGATAAAAGTCTTAATACTCGTTTCATATTTTTAGGATTGCTTGAAAGTTTAATAAACTCTTTATCAGCATCTTTATTAAATTGAATTTCTGTGTTTTTAACTTTATCTTCTCTAGTTAAATCCTGAATATAGAATCTTTTTGCAGAGTCTTTATCCATTTCTTCTTTTGTTAAAGCTACGTGAGGATGTTTAAGTGCAAACTTATATTTAAGATAATCCATAATACTAAGTGGCGACCCATCTTCATTTACTCCAACTTCTAATTCAACTCCTGTAAATCCTACAGGGATTGTCATTTCTGCCCAGAACTTTTTAGAATATCTTGGCCAGTCAACATGTTCAGGGCTTACATCTAAAATTCCTTGCATTAATTCTTTTTCTTCTTTAGGAGTTATTCCTTTCAAAGGTTGTCTATTTACATAAACACTACTGAGTTTCATTACAGCCTCAGCTTGAACTGCTTTTGGTAGATGGTTATTAACTTCTCTACGTCTTAAGAATATCTTCTTACTCATAATTTAGTACTTTTAAAGTTTTAATTAATGGATGTAAAGTATAACTCTCCTATAACTAAGTTAAAGAAGTGGGGGAATTACCCCCCACAACCTAACCAAAAACCAATATATATGAACCGCAACGCATTGCCTTACGAAGCCACACACGTGATGTCAAGCGAAGTATCAAAACGCTTAAGCGCGATACCTGCTGTTTTCAGCATATGTACGGATGCACCGTCCACGTCGGATGCTCTAGACGAACCAGCGTCAAACCCACGAGGAACTACAGAACCAGCAACACACCATCTCATCATTTCACGACCTTTCTTAGAGATCATTTGTAAGTTATTTTGACCATCGTAATTAGATTGATCAACAAATACCATACGGTAAGATTCAAGTGAGTATCCAGTAACTGGGTGTTTTGCACGAGCTTGTGCAACAGCACCGTGATCAAATAATGGTAATTTTACCACATTGATTACGTGACCATCTACATGCTCATACGAGTTAAAGTATCCAGTCAAACCTAAGTTACGACCAGATCCTGTGATAAAGCGGCTATCTCCACTTGAAACTTTCCAAGTATTAGTAGCACCACCAAAATGATTTTTAAGCGCTTCATCGAATTCACGGGCACCACCAGTACCAGTGTATAATGTAACTTGCTTAGCAGAAGCATCAGTCATTCCGTAGAACAAGTCACCAATAATATTTTTCAATTTAGTCTCAGTCATAGTAGAGTAAGTATCTTTATTGATAACTTGCTGTAATAAACCAGGACCAATAATTACAGGCTGACCATTTTCATCTTTCATGTAAGTGTGACCATTAGCATCGTAAGATTTGTTACCATACCAGTAGTACATCTCACACTCTTCTTTAAAGTCAAGCATGTGTAAGTATTCTTCATAATCCATCCACAATTTAGTTGTAGAACCACCTTTAGTTGGTAACGAAAATTCAGCTACATAGTCTTTAGCATTACCAGACATGTGGTAAGATTTACGTACTGTAGTTAATTTGTTACGAACTAAACCTGGAGTTTCCCAATTAGAAGCATTCCCACGAGAGAAATCAACTCCTACTGGTGCATACATTGAAGCGAATAACGCTCCTGATGCTACATCTGCTGCTGGCATAGTTGCAGTAGCTGATGGGTTAACAAGCTGTAAAGTATATACATACTCACTACCTCTTGCTTCAGGTTCTTTCATAATACGTGCTTGTACCCCTGATTGAGATACTAATACGTAAGGAAATACAAAGTTTTTGTCAGGGAAAGCTACTTCAAAAGTTGCTCCGCCTATTCCTAAACTAGTTGTCGTTGCTGGTGCTGATGCTACTGGACGAGTTCTCAATCGTTGTGTCGCTACGCGATACTCATACTCTAAACGGTCAATAGACTTAACGTTACCAACACCTTCAGTTAAGAAAGATAGTGGAAACCGTTTATCATCTTTACCTGATAAATGAGTAATGATTGGAGATAATTCAGCAGGCTTAGACAACAACGCATTCGCTAGACTGTTCATGTCAGTCATTTGTGAATCGTTATAAAACGTTTTTTGAACGCTTATATTTGTTCCATTTGCCATTTTTTATCTATTTTTAAAAGTTATATATGCAGTCGTGTTTCCACTAATTGCCTAAGTTAATAAATCGAGACTTAAATCATCTAAATCAACATTTGTCTTTCTTCTTGATGCTTTGTTAGCGCTCTTTAGAGGCTTACTTGATCTAGATATTTTATCCTTAAGTGATCTAGCACTTTTAGTTTTAGCTTTTGAATCTATAATCTTGTCCAAATCAAATCCTCTATACATGAGGTAATCCATAGCTAATTTAACATCTAGTTTTGCATCTCTATGATCCAAATCTCTTTGTGTGTGACCTTCTTTAGTCACTGGCTTTGAGATATACTCAAAAAATTTCTTTTTATCTCTAGCCGGTAAAGTTATTCCTGCAAGTTCTGAAGAGTTATCAATTGTTTTATTTAGATCTCCCCAAAATTTTTCTTGCTCTTGATATGCAGCTTGCTGTTGTTCTTTTTGCTTAAGAATAAGCTGCTCTCTTTTTTGAGCTTGTCCTTTAATTAAAGCATCTTTTGCTCTAGCAGATTTATCAAATAACTTACCACTGTCTTCATAATCTTCAAGAATTTCTTCTATAAATTCTTTATCATGACCTTTAGCATCAAAATACTCAGCTAAGACAGCTTTTTGTGTTCTAATATCGTCTTTACTAATGTCTAACTTAGAATAATCATTGTTTGATCCAAAAGTTTCCATAAAATCTTTAGAATCTCCTCCAGCTAGAGTATATTCTAAATGCTTTTTAATTAGTGGAAACCTATCAAATAAATCTTCCATTTGATCTTCAGCAATTTTACCTGCCATATCTTGTGTAAGAGCTATAAGTCCGTCACTAGTATCCTCGTATTCTTTATCTGTATCGTACCCCAACTTGGTTAAGATTTCAGAAACTACAGTATCTTCTTGACTTGCTTCAACTGGCTCCTCATCAATAACTTCGTCTTTTACTTCTTGTTCTTCCGTTTCCGGCTCCTCTTCTTGTACGACTTCTTCTTCAGGTTCTTCCTGAACAATCTCTTCTACTTTTTCTTCTTTGACACTCTCTACTGGAGTATCAATCGAGACACCTTCTCCTGATATTACATCATCAAAAGTAATGTCATCTAATTGGATTTTTTCTGGTTCTTCCATTTCATTTTGGTTTTTACAAATTTACTAATATAGTAGTTAGTTTTACACTCAACTTATATTTTAGCAAGCTCTTTATTATATAACATTTTATTCTATTTCTATATTAGAAAGTCTATCAATTAGTTCCTGATCAAACCTGTAAAACTTTCTCATGTATGCTGAATTTTCTTCTGTGGGGGCATCTTTTGGCTCAAACGGACCACGCGTTCCCATTTCGCTATAGTAATAGTCCTCTGAGCCAGGTGCATGCGTACCTTCGCCAGATCCTCCAAAAACTCCCATATGAAAAGGTTCAATAGATGCTGTTTGATCATCTAAAGGAAGCATTACACTAGAATTACCTTCTAGGTACCTACCTTCTTTATTTAAACGACTAAAATATTGAATTATATCTCCAGGAACTTTTTCTTCTTCTGAAACTTCTTTATATCCAAATTTACTAGGATCTTTATGAAATTGTATATTGCTTCTAGTCTCCCCTTTCCAAGTCCCACTTTGTTTAGCCAATGTTTTAACTGCCTCAACACAAACATTATCTTTACAGTGTGTTATCCAAGCAGGTAATTTTTCTTTTACATGTGTAGGTATACTAGCCATAGTCTTTTCAAACCAAGTATAATTTTGTGAATCTACGTTATATAATTCAGGAAACAATGTAGCTCTTGGTCTTGAAAAATCTCTTTTATTTGCAGCGGCTTCTTGTGCTGCTTCTAATAACCCACCATCTTGATAATTTGCAGGAGTTTCAATTACAGTACCTACATCGTCACCCATAGGAAGACTCTCTACACCAGGAGGAACATTCTCATAACTACGAACTAGATCTCCTTGTTTATTTACTTTCTTAATATCTATAGGATAATCCATCTTCATGGTATTGAAATTACCAGAAGATTCAGGGAACACCATTGTAGTTCCTTCAGGTTGATTACTTAATCCTTCTTGCTGTTGTTCAGGAGTTTCTGCAACTTTAGATTGTTGCATTAATTCAGCCATAGGCACACCAGATGCCACAGACTGCTTTAATATATCCATAGGATTTAAACTCAACTCTCGCTAGATTTAGGCTTTTCTTTTGCTTGTTTTTCTTGTGAAGCTAAAGACTCTCTATTTTGACGCTCTTTAGATTGTCTATCTGCAGCAGCTTGCCTCTCTCGTGATCTAGTATCTTCTCTCTTTATACTCTCATCACTTCGTTTAGACCTGCTACCTTCCATAGCTTGCATCGCCTGAGTGTCAGCTTGTTTTTCTTTAACTACTTGTTCTCCTTGCTGCTTATCTACTTGAGCATCTAACTTTAACATATCAACTTTAGCTCGGATCATTGCTACTTCAATATCAGTCTCACGATCCTTTTCTTTATTCATATTCTCATTCTCCATCTCAGCTTGCTGCTGTTGAAGTTGAGCTTGTTGCATTTGTTGTTCTGCTTGGTTCTGAGCTTGCTCTAGTTCTTGCAAAGCTTTCTCAGCTGAAGATATTTTAGTCTTAATTTCTGTAAAACTTTCTGCATCAAACATTTCTGCTATAGTAGAAGCAGGTACACCGTTTTGAACCATTGATTGTGATAGCTGCTTAATAGCATCTAACTTGTCTTGATCTTTACCAGAATCTGATACAAAAATTCCATACTCAGACTCCATGTGCTGCATAGAATCTAAATCTAAAAATTCTGCTACACCATCAGACATAACGTACATAGCTTTTTTACCATTTACCCAAGCTTCTTTAGAATAGTCTACTAAAGCTTGCAAGTCTTTCTGCTCTA